GGCTTCTACATCCCGGCCGACGTGTTCCGCCGCGACTTCAACGTTGGAACCGCGACCGAAGCCGGCAACCTGGTCGCCACCGACCTGCGCACCGATCTCTTCGTCGACGCGCTGCGCGCCAAGCTGGTCGCCTCGACGCTCGGCATGCGCATCCTGTCCGGCCTTACCTCGAGCCTCGCGATCCCGCGCAAGTCGACGGCAAGCACGCTCGGGACGCTGACGGAAATCGGTTCCGCCTCCGAGTCCGCCCCGGCCATCGCGCAAGTGAGCCTGACGCCGAAGCGGATCGGCGCCTACGTCGAATACTCAAAGCAGGCGCTGCTGCAGTCGTCGATGCCGATCGAGAACATGCTGCGCGACGACCTAATCCAAGGCGCGGCCGTGCTGCTCGAAAACGGCATCATCAACGGCTCCGGCACCGCGCCGCAGATGACCGGCTTGCGCAACACGACCGGCATGGGCACCTCGGTCGGCGGAACCGCCGGCGCCGCGCCGACCTGGGCGCTGATGGTCGGCCTCGAGACGCTGTGCGCGGCGGCCAACGCCGAGCCGGATCAGCTCGCCGGCTACCTGATGAACACGCAGACGCGCGGCAAGCTCAAGACCGTGCAGCGCGGGACGAACCTCAACTTCATCTGGGAAAACGGCGCCATGCCGGTCAACGGCTACCGCGTCGCCGTGACGAACAACGTCCCGTCGAACCTGACCAAGGGCTCCAGCACGACGGTCTGCTCGTCGGCGCTGTTCTCGTCCGACTGGTCGATGGCAGTGCTCGGCTTGTTCGGCGCGCCGGACGTGACGGTGGACCCGTACAGCCTGGCAGCGACCGGCCAGGTGCGGATCACGCTCAACCAGTTCGCCGACTTCGGTGTGCGCCAGCCTGGTGCCTTCGCCAAGATCGACGATCTGCTTTCGGCCTGATCTGCTGCAGTAACTGATTGAAGCCAATGCGCGCCACTAGGATAGCTTCCGAAAAGACGGCTCCCGACCGTCCGGTGGCGCGCACCTTTCTCGGGGCATTTGCGGGGAATGACTGATGGGGACGTTGCGCTTCTTCAACCTGCAGCCACTGCTCGAGCAGTTCGGCTGCCGAGTGCTGTTCGAAACCGGCACCGGGCTCGGTGACGCGGTCAAGTACGCAAGCTACTTCCGGCTCGACAAGCTGATTTCGGTCGAGATCCATCCTGCGCTGGCTGCGCAGGCGCAGGCCGAAGTCGGCCGCGATCCGCGCGTATCGATCGTTTGCAGCACCAGCGAGGCCGCGCTGCGGCGCGTGCTGCCCGGCATCCCGAAGTCGGTCCCCATCCTGTTCTGGCTCGACGCTCATTTTCCCGGCGCCGACTACGGCCTCGGCGACTACACCGGCGAACAGGATCAGGATCGCCGCCTGCCACTGCAGCGCGAGCTGGCGCTGATCGCGGAATTGCGCGCCGGCGCGCGCGACGTGCTGCTGCTCGACGACCTGCGCGTGTACGAGGACGGCGAGTACGACCAAGGGCCTTGCCCGGCCGAGGCGCTGCCGCCGCCGGCCATGCGCAACCTGGATTGCCTCGCGGCATGGGCTGAGACGCACGATGTCCGGCGGCTGTACCAGCACACCGGCTACGTCATGTTGCTGCCGAAGGTCGCCGGCGTGGTCCCGCTGCGCCAGGCCGCCTAGGTGATCGCCATGACCTGGAAAGCAAGCGATCCAGAACGCAACGAAGTCGAAAAGATCCGCTACGACGTGGTGCCGTATGCGGGGATCGGCGGCTTTGATCTTGGGTGCGGCGCGCACAAAGTCTTCCCGCACTTCGTTGGCATCGACAGCGGCGTCGATACCGCTCTCTTCAACGTGCAGATGCAGCCGGACTTTATCGCCGACTGCACCAAGCTGCCGCAGTTCGCCGACGAGGCGACCGAGTGCGTATTTTCCTCGCACCTCCTCGAGCACATCGAGGATTATCGCGCCGCGCTGCGCGAGTGGTGGCGGCTGGTCAAGGTGGACGGCTACCTGGTGCTGTATCTGCCGCACCGCGACCTTTACCCGCGCATCGGCGAGCCCGGATCCAACCCGGACCACAAGCACGATTTCGCTCCTGACGACATTCTCGACGCGATGCGCGAGCTTGCCAGCGACGCCGACGCCATCATCAACGAAACGCGCGACGGCTTGCGCGAATACTCGTTCCTGCAGGTCTACCAGAAGCTGCCGGCCGGCCGCGGCTGGAACGAGTCGTGGCTGGCGCCCAGGCCGGAAAAGACCGCCGGCGTGGTACGGCCCGGCGCCTACGGCGACGCGATCTGGTCGTCGTCGCTCACCGCCGAGCTCAAGCGGCAGGGCTACCACGTCACGCTCTACACCGGCCGCGCCGGGGCCGAGGTCTGCGCCGCCGATCCGAACGTCGACCGGATCATCCGCCTGCACGACAACGCCTTCCCGACTGACGCCGACTGGATGCTGTACTACCTCTGGGAGTCGCGCAAGTACGACCGCTTCCACAACCTCGTCGGCGTGGTCGAGGTCGACCTGCTTCCGCACCCGCACGACGTGCGCTACCAGTGGCCAGCGGCCGTGCGCCACAAGCGAATGAACGTCAACTACCTGGAGGCGATGCACGAGATCGCGCAGCTTCCGGTCGAGCGGTACGAGCAGCGGTTCTACCCGACCGCCGAGGAACGCGCGTGGGCTGTCGAACAACGCGCCAAGCTGTTTGCCGGTCCGCTGGTCGTCGTCGCGCCTTGTGGTTCCGGCAAGCCGAAGACCTGGCCGCACGTTCAAAAGTTTATCGACCTGATGGCCGCGCGCGAGGTCTACACCCTGGTGCTCGGTGATCTGCGGCAAGAGTTGGTCGCCAAGAGCCGCTACCAGGTGATCATCGGCAAGGATCTGCAGATCCGGCAGGCGATGGCGCTGGCGCAGTGCGCCGACGTGGTCGTCGGCACCGAGTCGGCGCTGGTCAACGCAGTAGCCAACGAGGCAATGCTGAAGGTCGTGCTGCTGTCGCACTCGTCGCCGGAGAACCTGACAAAGCACTGGACGAACACGATGTCGGTGCAGCCGGAAGCGATCAAGTGCCACCCGTGCCATCGGCTGCACGTCGGCTTCGAGTTTTGCACCAAGGACGCTGGAACGGGCTTCGCGGCCTGCCAGGCGGCTGTCGGCGCCGAGCTGGTAGCGGACGCCATCGCGCCAACGCTGGACGCGCTGCAGCGCGTGCGTGAGGCCGCCTGATGGCCTTCACCGAAGACCTGTCCGCGTTCTGGGGGCCGAATGATCCCGGCGTCGTGACGCTGGTGATCAACGGCGCGACCGTATACGGCCAGCTCGAGCACGACATGGACGAAACGCTCGAAAGCCCGACCCAGCGCAGCGTTCCGGTCTTCCTCTGCGACAAGAATGCGCTGCCGACGGTAAACGCCGGCGACGCGGCAACGGTGGGCGCACTCACCTACAAGGTGCGGCTGATTGAAACCAGCGACTACGACCCGGTCGCGTATCTGCACTTGAACAACACCTGATAGGAGCACTCCATGCCATCCACTGCAATCAGCGCCCAAGGCACCATCGTCCAGATCGCCACGGGCACCGGCGGCGCCAAGACCATCACCGCGATGGCCGCCGGCAACCCGACCATCTTCACCAGCTCCGCGCACGGCCTGTCGCTGGGCGACGTGGTCGCGATCGCCTCGGTGACGGGCAGCGTGGCGACCTCCGTCAACGGCCTGAACTGGGTCGTGACGCACAAGACGACCAACACGTTCACCATCGGCCTGGACAGTACCGGCCTGGCCTACACCAGCGGCGGCACGGCGACCCCGGTCACCTACACCGCAATCGGCAACATCAAGACCATCAACGACTTCGAGTCGGGCAGCGCGTCGGAAATCGACGTGACCAACCTGTCGTCGACCGCCAAGGAAAAGCGCCTGGGCCTGGTCGACAACGGCGGCTTCTCGCTCGGCATCCACCACAGCAACGCGGACGCCGGCCAGGCCGCGATGCAGGCCCGGCGGCTCGACGGCGCCGCGGTCAACATGAAGGTCATCCTGCCGACCGGCACCGCGCCGACGGCGTCGTTCTCGGCGCTGGTCAAGAAGTTCAGTAAGAACGCGGCGGTCGATGGCGTGGTCGAGGGCACCGCAGACATCACCATCAACGGCGCGATCACCTGGTCTTAACCACAAGCGGCGGCGGGCGGCTTCGCGCCGCCTGGCCGGCCAACGGGGGCTTCGAATGAAGATCGGCAACCGGGAATCGCTGATGGCGATCCCGCGCAAGACCGCGACCGTGCAGTTCGCGGAGTACGACACCGAGTACCGGCTGCGCGAGATGTCCGGCACCGATCGCGACAAGTTCGAGATCGGCGCCTTCGCGTTCGACAGCGACGGCCGGCGCAAGGTCAACGCGCTGTACCTGCGCGCGCACCTGGTCGCGCTGTGCCTGGTCGACGAGAACAATGTCCGGCTGTACGCCGACGACGAAGTGCACATGCTCTCGGACGACATCCCGGCCTCGGTGGTCGCCGAGCTGTTCGTCGCGGCGCAAAAGCTCAACGGACTCGACGCCGACGCGGTGGAGCGCGCCGGAAAAAACTCCGAGAGCGGCCCGGCCGCCGCTTCGCCTTCCGCCTAGCGTTGGCGCTCGGCATGACGGTCGGCGAGCTGCTCGAGAAGGTAGGCAGCGCCGAGCTTGCCGAGTGGATGGCCTTCGCCGGGATCGAGCCCTTCGGGGCTGAGATCGACGACTTCAGGGCCGGCCTGATGCCGGCGCTGACCGCCAACATGCACCGGGCCGACACCGCCGCCACCGTGAAGCCGATGGAGTTCTTCCCGTGGCACGAGCCGCCGCCGCCGCCCAAGCCGGAGGAACTGTCGCCGGAAGAGCTCGCGGCGCGCATCCGGCGCGAGATCTTCAAGCGGACGGACTGACATGGCTGCAGGCGACATCCTCATCACCGCCGTCGACCGCACGCAGGCCGCGGTCGCCAGTGCGCAGCGCGGGCTCGAGGGCCTGCACAAGTCGGCCGGCAGCCTGGCGTCAATCGTCGGCACGCTCGGCGGCCTGAGCGTCACGGCGCTGTTTGCGAACTGGGCCAAGAACACCATCTCGGCCGCCTCGGCGCTCGACGACCTCGCCGACGCCACCGGCAGCAGTGTCGAGAGCCTGTCCAAGCTCGCCAACATTTCCAAGGTCTCCGGCGCTTCGTTCGACACCATCGACGCCGCGATCAAGAAGCTCGCCGTCGGCATGGCCGGGGTCGACGAAGAGTCGAGCCGGGCCGGCAAGGCGCTGGCGGCGATCGGCGTCACCGCCAAGGACCCCGCCCAGGCGCTGACCGACATCGCGCAGAAGTTCGCCCAGTACGAGGACGGCGCCAACAAGGCGGCGCTGGCGGTCGCCATCTTCGGCAAGTCCGGCACGTCGCTGCTGCCGGTGCTGAAGGACATCGCCGAGAACGTCGACATCGCCGGCACCGTGACGACGCAGCAGGCGAAGGCGGCCGAGGACCTCGAGAAGGCTTACCGCCGCCTCGGCGTCGAGTCGACGACGTTCAAGAACATTCTGCTTTCGGACGTAGTGCCGGCGCTGACCGCCAGCATATCGTCCTTCAACCTGGCGCGCGCAGCCGGGCTCGGTTTCCTCGACTCGCTGATGATGACCGGCAACTACGGTTCCGAGGGCATAGCCTCGGCAATTGCGGCGGCAACGAAGGAAGTCGACCGGCT